TTAGTCCACGTATTCCGGTTTCATATCCGCCAGGGTGATGCTGAACTGACCATGCAATTCGTCGCCCAGATGGCGTTTCGACGATGCAAGAACGCGCTCTACTTCTGCGAACCGCGCAGCTGCATCGGGCTCATCTGAAGGTGGCAAGGAATTGATAGCTGCTTCGACTTTGTTCCGTGCATCAACCAGGTAATAACGCTTCACGGCCTTATTTTTCAGCTCAGTGAACAGGGCAGAACCCAGCGTTGCTTTCACGGTTTCAATATCTGCGCGCAGAGCTTTAGCGCTATCCACATCCTGAGCCGCCTCGATGCGGTCACGAAAATCATCAGCAAGGGCATCAATATTTTGAGCTGATTCCTGAGCCGTTTGAGTCGTAGTGACGTTGTCACCTGAAATGTCTGCAAGGCTAACGTGCTGCGCAGGTGCCGGGTTTACCTCTCGTTCTTCTCGTCGATCATCGAGTTCATCCGGGGTGTAGACGCCCAGAATCACATCCGGGCAGAACAGTCTCGCCCAGCGTTTGACGGCCAAGTACGCCAGCTGCTGGCGAGGGTCGTCAGCCCAAAGGGTAGAGTTTCGGGTTCGGGCCTGAGCCAGCAGCAAATCGAGTTCTCTCGGCTGATCTTCACCTTTCAGGGTTGCGCTGATAATGATGCCGATCCCTGCTTCGTCAGCCAGGGTCCAGCCCGGGACGCGGTACTCGCCTTTGTCGCCTTTACGAATATGGAATTTTCCAACGACCTTTTCCCATGGCCCGTACCACTCATATTCAAAACGGCTGGCCAGCACGCCGCTGCGTGAAATTACGGCATTAACCAGCTGCGCTTCATACCCGAGCACACCGTTAATCAGGTGCGTTTTCTGCGCCACGGCAAAGGGATTCATCTGCCACTGTGCTGCTTGCATCGCTACAGCCATGCAGTCGGCCTGATTACCCTGAAGGTGTTTAGGAACGGTGGCAGTGCCCTGCGCCATAATCTGTGCGAACGTGCTGATGGCATTCAGATATTGGGAATCGAACAAAGCCACGTTGGAGTTAATAACGGTGTTCTGGTCAGCAACGGTAACGTTAGTGTTATGCATAAATCCCCCTTAAGCCTGAGCGCGCAGCGCTTCGAGGCGGCGCAGGTCGAAGTCGTTCAGTTCATCGGTGTAATCGGTAGTGATCGGCGCTGGCCATTCGCCCGTGTCGAATCCGGTTGCGATGGCGCGCATCGTTTTGCGGTACTCGAGCATGCCCAGTTCCAGCAGTTCGGTGGACGCCTCAATGATGGCGATCCAGTAGTAGTTCTCGTCTTTGTTGACAAAAATCCAGAAGAACTGGTCCAGCGCCGCGGTCTCGCAATACATAGCCGCACTGAGGTGGTAGTCCCGGTCAATGATTTCCCGGTGCAGTCTGGCGCGCAGGCTTTCCTGCTTCACATTCCACATGCTGATGGTTTTCAGGTCCGCACCGATGCGCACGCCGTCCAGTTCAATCTCGAGGTCAGGGCGTACACGCACTTCTAATCCGGTTTCGTCGTCGAAACCGAAATAGCTCACTTCAACGGCGCGGCTTGGATGTGTTAGCAGCATGCCCGCGGTCGGGTGCGCCAGTAGTGCGGACTGAATTGCTCGCGCGGTGGCCAACTGCTGGCGGGTAACCAAAATCTTTTCGCCAGGGTTGTGGCGCCAGGCATCCAGCAGTTCGTCGGCGAATACGGCATCGGGCTTAACTGATTTAACTGCTTGGATCATGTCTGCTTTGGTACCGGACACTTTCAGCGGTGTCGGTTTCTGCGCTTCCTGCGCCACCAGATCTGGATTGATGATCGCTAATTGCTCGAGTAGCGCATCACGGCTGCCGCTGGTTTTAACCGGCACGGGCAGGGTGGCGTTGTACTCTTTAATGCATGCCTTCATTATCGTTGCTGTTTGTTTTTGGCCTTCTTCAATACGCTGGTACTCAGCTGGGAGAGCCATATAGCTTTGAGCCGTTTCTTCCAGGCTGGCGCCAAGCGGCACTGGAGCGGGAAGGGACGCGTTATGTTCTTCAAGTAACGCTTTAATCTCTTCAGCGCTTAGCAGCGCCGGCAGGCTGGCGTTGTACGCTTCGATGAACGCTCGCAGAGTTGCGGTGGTCGTAAGCGCACCTTCAGGGATCTCCGGTTCTACGCTGAACTCTGCTTCGAGGTTTTCCGGCTGCAATGCAAGGGCGTGCACCAGATTTCCCATATCCAGCACTTTGGATGCTGTGCGTGGGATAGTTTTAGCCACATGGCGTGCGTTGAAGTACATCAGGCTGACGCGGGCATCTTTTACCTGGGTTGAGCTAATACCGTTTGCTGCGTGATAAACATCATTCGGCAGACCTTCGTAGCGGCCAGGCTCGAAGTAAGCCGGGTATTCGATTACGGGTTCTGACTGCTGCTCTTCCGGCGCTATGGAATCTGTCTGCGTATTAGCTGCATCAGTGCTTTCGCCCGGTGGTATCGAACCAACATCTTCGTCTTTCTCTGGCTTAGCCGCTTCCATCTGCACATCGCTGGTGGTCTCCGCTGTGTTTTCCGTTTTTTCTACTTCATTTGAGGAGGTATTGATGACCGGATCGGTATTTCCACCAATCAGGCCATCGATGGAGAACACGCCACTGCCGAGATTTTCAACCTGTGGTTGTTCAACTGAGGCTTCAGTCTCAACTGCAGGAGTAGGCAACGGCAGTAGCTCCAGAGCAGAGTTAAATTCAGCCGTCATGGTTTTACTCACAAACTCACGATGAGCCGCTGGCGTGTGGTGGATGTTCTCTGGTGCGATACGGATCAGATTGAAGATTGCCGCACGGTTCACCGCCAGTATGTCGGGCTGATTACGCAGGATGGCGCTCCATGATTTCCATGGTTCTTCTTTCTTCGCCACGATTTCTTTGGCACGTCGTAACACGCTCGAAGGAATTTCGAAGTGGTGGAAGTCCATAGGCAGTAGGGCGCATGCGATCTCAAGATCGAGGGTATCCAGAGTGTGATGCGCGCCTTCGCCGCGATCCGTCACATAGCCACCGTCTGCATTGGTCCCAGAATCAGTGCGCTGAACATTACTGATGCGATTACCGGTAGCCCATTCGCGAACGAGAATGCCGCGATCGATATAATCAGTCGCCGCCCAGATTCTGGTGAAACGGAGAACCAAAGCGAGTTCGTAACGCTTATCCTGGCTGAACACCTTGCGAATGGCGTCGGTGTAACGCCACAGGTCTTTGGTATCGTAACCCTTTACCTCTTCGCAGTTTTCTGCCGCCAGCAGCAGGTTCTGGACGTAGCCGTTGTCAGTGTCCATTTCCAGCGCGCTGATACCTTCGTATTCTTCGCGGGTTAAGTGGTGACGAAGTTCGTCGGCGGTGAACTGGGCGAGCAGCTGCTTGCGGAACGGCATACGAATGACTGGATAACGTGTGGTTTCGTCATCATTCTCGTCAATCTGGATACCATTATCAGGTTCTAAATCCTGACCGGTTGTAGCGTCGCTGTCGCTGGTGCTTTCTGATTTGAGAAGAGTAAGCTTTCCGCTTCTCCACTCTTCAACTAACTGATTGCGGTCGCCAGCATCTGCTCTCGTCCAGTCAGCCATGAATGCAGCGATAATTTCAGTTTCGTGCGCTTCATCTGGCGCGAATACCTGCTTAATCGCCTGAACCAGTTTCCACTCAGCGTTCAGGCTGAGTTCGGCAACTTCAGGGATGTCGTTTTTCGCCTGCAGCAGGTTCTGGAGATAGGTGTTGCCTTCATCCAGTGACATTTCGCTGGCAGCCAGCTGCTGCTCTTTACTGATGTGTGACTGGTATTTGTCGTTGGTCAGGTGGACGGCAAAACGGACCGCTGGAGTGCGGTTTTCAAGCGGGACACTCTCGACGGTAGTTTCGACATTAACGGACGTTTCCGGTGCCGCGGTGTTGTCCATGGCTCCAGTAGACTCAGCAACAGCCTTTGGCAGCCAGGTGCGTCCATCGTCCTGCAGTTCGTAGCGTTTGCACCAGGTGTAATCCACTGTGCTTTCTTCAGGCAGATCGTTGTAAACAGGGAAATCGGTGCGAACCGGTTTGGCGTAATCCTTACCGCGTCCGGTTTCAATACCAGCATCTTCCAGCTCAACATCGAGCTGCAGGTTGGCACGGGCTTCTGATTTCGCAGTGAACCAAATCACTGCATCTTCTTTGCCAGATTTCTGCGTAGCCTTAACTACATAGAAAAATTCCATGTGAGATCCTCTTTTTTGGATGTAAGATCCCCGGGCCAGAGATAGCGCCCATTGGGTGAACTTTGGTTTTTTAAGTAGTTTTCCGGTGTAACTTTGGTAGGGAGCACCGGACGTATGGGCCGCCTTGCGCGGCTTTTACGTTATGCCTCGTGGGCCATCTGGTCGTACGAAGCACAACGTTCAGAGCAGTATTCTTTTTCTTTGCGCGCCAGCTGTGAGCCGTTGCGATAGAGAAGGGTACTTTTGACTACTTTCTCCGGTTCAACCGGCTTGCCGCAGTACTCGCATTTCGTTGAGTTACACATCTGGATTCCCCTTTTGCGCCAGCAGGTAGCACAGGCGGCGAAGAATCACTTCGAAGACATTGAGTTTTACGGCCTGCTGCCGTCCTGGTTTGCGTGCGAAATCAATCATTCTCACCCTCGTTTGCCTTATCGCCGGCCAGCGGAACGTTTACACCTGATGCGCGTTAATCTCTCCACCTCATCCGACTATTCGTATGCCGTCGGCGGCTACTTCGTGGGCGTCCTGCCTTGGTGGTTCGTAGTGCGTCTTGGTGAGTTAGATTAAACACAAAGTTTAAGTCTTAGTCAACATAATGAGTAATTTTAAATAAACAAAATGTTTAAATGGTGCTTATGTAGAGTGAAATTTTGTTCTTTGGAGGCAAAAAAATTCGACGAAATGGTACGGGCTGGCAGTCCGGGAAATGGGCGCTTAGTACAAAAGATGTGCTAGTTATTCGAGGGGCATAAAAAAAGGCCACTTTAGGGCCATTTCTTATAGTAGGTCTTTACGAATCATTGCTTAAAGGAGTACTCAATCATCCTGCGAACGAATCCGGCCTTTCATATATTTATCATATAGTTCGTCCAGCTCTTTCAGGCGAAGTGCAAAGATGCGAAGCATGTTCTGTTGCTCTTCTTCGGGAAGCTGACGGTAAAGTTCCAACAGGCGTTGTTCGTCCGGCTTCAGTCCATCTTTTTCGCCAACATCTTGGCCAAGCAGCCACTCAAGGCTCACCCCGAGCGCATCCGCCAGCTTAATCGCTGAGCTTTTACCAATTGTCCCACGAACGAACCAGTTATTGACCGACTGAGCACTGACGCCACAAATACGGGCCATGTCTGATTTGGTCAACTTCTTGAGCTCAAGAACCTCGTTAAGCCGCTGAACTTGTGGGTGGTTAATCTGATGAGTTTTTTCTTTCATGGACGAATTCTAAACCAAATGTTTATTAGCTCAATATTCAAAATGTTGACACAAACATAAACAATATGTTTAATTGTGTTGTTGTTACAGGAGCTATTTATGAAAGCAATTGATAAAGCAATTACCAAAGCAGGAACTGCTACGCGCTTAGCCCAACTGCTAACCGTAAGCGCCATGACTGTTAGTCATTGGCGTAATCGATATAAGGGCGTCGTCCCGGCAGATCGAGTTTTGCAAATTTATGGGGTTACCGGCGTAACTCCGCACGAACTGCGCCCAGATCTCTACCCAAACCCAACAGACGGTTTACCTAAACAGGAGCCTTAACTATGCAAACTGTTTCATTTCAACAGAGTAGCAGAGCTTCCTCTAATCCTCTGATATTCCAGTGTCATCAAAGCGAATCTACAGCGCAGGATATTGCTCATCGTGATCTCTGCTCAGCGGTACGAGCTTGGGCGGCGGCAGAAGGGCGCGTAGCTGTTGCACTTCAGATCCAGGAAGCAGCGGAAGAATTTCAACTTGATGGAGTGGATTTCTCAGGCCAGGCCGATGTCTGGAACGTGAAGCTGTTCCGCTGGCTCGACAACAAAGAAGACTCCGCATCGTACCGAAAGAACGTCGAACAACTCGTGCCCGCGATCATGTCTGTCTTACCGCTTCGATACCGCGACCGTGTCGTTAAAAACGACTCGTTTGCCTACCGCATGGCCAGGTTGGAAAAAGAGGTGAGTGAGGCGAAGCAAGCTCTGATGCTCGATGCACCGAAGAAGGAAAAGCTGAAGGAGTTAGGAGAGGGGATTTTCGAAATGTTCCGTGTCGATCCGGACCTTACTGCGCCGCTGCTGGCGATGGTCACAACCATGCTGGGGGCAGTGTGAAGACTTCAAAAAAGGCGAAAGCCGCGGTGCTCGAACACCAACGGCTTTCAGGTGCAAAAACGGAGTGTAATTGCGGAGCTAATTATGTCAAACACAGCTGAAATTATCAATTTCCCCCACAGAACCGAACAACCGGGAGGTCGTATGGTCGACCTGTCGAACGGGTATACCAAGGTCGCTAACGAGATCCAACAGCTCAAGCCTCGTCTGAGAATGTCAGGCCGGGAGTGGCAATGTTTTGAGGCGGTGATCTGGCTTACCTACGGCTGGAACAAGAAACAGGACCGCGTTACGAACACGGTGATCGCTGAGCTTACAGGGTTGAGTGATTCGCATGTTTCTGATGCGCTCAAATCACTCGCAGAACGCAAAATTATCTTCAGTCAGAAGCAGGGCGTGATGAAAACGGTCGGTATAAATACTGACCTTTCTGCCTGGATTTTAGACAAACCGAAAACGGGAAAAGTCTTCCCGAAATCGGGAAAAGTGTTACCGAAAACGGGAAAAACCTTCCCGGTAACGGTAGACACCCAAGACTATAACAAGAACAATATTAAAATATCCTCGTCTCGGAATTCTGACGAATCCCGAAACCAGAAAACTCAAAAGTTTCTCTCACGCCATCCAGAAGCTTCCGCCGGGATATACACCCCGGCAGGTAAATCATGGGGATCCGCTGACGACCTCAAGGCCGCTCGCTGGATTTACGACAGGCTTCTCACCGTCAACGCATCGCTATCCGAGCCAAACTGGGCGGAATGGGCAAACACCATCAGGCTGATGCGTGTTCAGGACAAGCGTACTCACTACGAAATCTGTGACCTGTTCCAGTGGGCCAACCGGGACGAGTTCTGGAAAGACAATATCCTGAGCCCATCGAGTCTGCGCAAACAATGGGATCAGCTTACTACCAAGCGGCTGCGTGCAACCGGAACGGCAAAACCTTCCCGGGGCAGCATCGACCTGCATAACACCGACTGGATTGACGGGGTGCTGGAATGAAAAACCTTGCCGAGAGCATCCGCAATTTTGACCGGGAACAGGCACGCCGTGTGGCGCACAACCTGCCTGAGCAGTACTCCGAACGCGAACAAACGCAGCAGGTGGCGCAGATCATAAACGGGCTGTTCGTACAGCTGGCCGCCGCGTTCCCCGCAAGCCTGGTTAATCGCAGCCAGGAGGACGTTGACGAAATACGCCGGCAGTGGGTGCTGGCCTTCAAAGAAAACGAGATCACCAATCTGGAGCTGGTTGAAGCCGGCATGCGCATGGTTCGGCGACAGGAGCGTCCATTCCTGCCGTCACCAGGCCAGTTCATCAAGTGGTGTAGGGAAGGGCGCTGCGTGCTGGGGGTCACCGTCGCTGATGTGATGGCCGAATACTGGAAGTGGCGCAAGCTGGTGTTTAGGTACCCGAGCAGCGAGCAATATCCGTGGCCTAAGCCGGTTTTTTACCATATCTGTCTTGAGCTGCGGCGCCGCGGAACTGATGGCCAACTGAGTCAGAAAGAGCTTGAGGATGAGGCTGGCAATATTCTGGATATGTGGGAAAAGCGTGTGTTGGCAGGTAAGCCGATTCCGCCTGTTCGGCGGGCGCTGGCCGCACCGGTATCGTCGAAGGGGCTGACGCCGGCTGAGCTTTTGAAAGCTAAATATGAGCGGATGAAGGCCGATGGGAGGGCATAA